TCCTTGCCTTTACGTTTCGCACTGCTATCACTTAGTTGGGTGTCAAAGGAATGTCCAATTTTGGCGTCACCTGCTCCATAGAGGAAGGCGTAAGTGACTGTTTTAACTTGGCGGCGGCTGATTCCAATTCGGTCTGCGTTGACTTGATGGATGTCTCCGTTGAGTAGTACGTCCGCGTAGCGTCCCGCATCATATTTAGCGAGGTAATGTGCGAGCATCCGAAGCTCGATGCCGCTAAGATCGGCACCCACCATAATTTGACCAGGGGATGCTTGAAATAGTTCTCTGTATTCATGTTCAGAGGGGACCTGCCCCAGGTTAGGTGAGCGATGTGCACATCTGTGCGTGTTTGTAGCGACCGAACAATGGTGATGTACTCGTTTAGCAGTCGTACATAGCTTCAGCCATGCGTTCATGCCTTCCGAGATCATCCCCAATTTCTTCGTAATATCGAGACACTTGTGAAAGTCCTCGGCAATCGTAATCCCATCTGAAGCAGCCTCTTTCAGAATAACTTCGTCGATGATCGGCTTCCCAGTAGGAGTCAGTTGGGTTGGCTTCCAGCCATGAAATGTTTGCAGGATCCATGATATATGGTCGCGTGATGTAGGATTGAGATCCTTGAGCTTAGTTACTTCACAGTCTTTGACATATCCGTATCGTCTGTTATTTGCTTTAGGAGTAAAGCTTGATCCGTAGACGAAAGGATGCCGGTCACGTAATAGTTGACAAGTCTCTTCAAGTTGTCCTCGGAGAGAAGATGCAAGTTTCCATGCAGCTTGTTCATCAAAGTACCATCCATGAAGTTGTTGTTGGGTAAGGATCTGTGAAACTTGATGCTCTAGCGCGACCCAATCAGGTAAGGGTGGAAATGGTCGCATAGTTTTACTGTAACGTTGACGTCTTGGACGCAGTAGTCCTGCATCTCTTGGCTCCACTCTTTCCAGTCAGCCTCTTTGCCGAAGCTACCCTTGTACTCGCCCAGGCGGTAGCCGTAAGCTTCGAGTGAGTGGCGTCCCTGCAGTTGCAGAGGCATGTGCTTCCATTTGTGCTTGCGATCCACATCAAGCATGTCGGTGTGGAACAGGCGTGACAGAAGCAGTGTGTCTACAACCAAGGCGGTGGGGCTGAACCACGCGTAAATCTTACGGAGCACAGGTATGTCGTAACCGATAACGTTGTGTCCGGCAATGATTTCAGCATCCTCAAGACGCTGCACACCACGGGAGATCGGTTCGCAAGAGCCTTGATCGTTGTAGCAAATGGTCTCGTCAGTTTCCGAGTCGTAGATGACAAGACAGTGAACACAGGTAACATCATCTAAAAAACCGTCAGTCTCCAGATCGAATACGAGCATGTTTCCAAATGTAAGTTTTGTCTACAAATTGTGCACGCTCTACCATCTCTGGCGTGGGAGGGTTAGGTTTAGAAATCTGTTGTTGGGTCGAACTCTGGTTCTGCTTGAGTTTCATTGAATTTACAGGTAGAAAGATCGTAACTTAGTTGACAGGCGACACCAACCTCGCCTGAATATCGATTTTTAAGGACTCGCACAGTCGTAGAGCCTGATTTAGATCCACTCTGCTGATCTCGCTCAAGTGCAATGCACGCATCGCTGAGTTGAGCAATAGAAGCGGATCCTCGTAGCTGGCCGAGCGTGACGCGTGCTCCCTCTTCATGGTTGACATCGGATGTAGTCCTCCGTAAGTGTGATACAAGAAACAATGAGATACCAGTGCGTTCTACAAGAGAGCGCAGCTTGGTCATGGTGGTATCGATCATCTTCCGTTCATCGCCGTCAAGGCCAGACAGCAGGATAGACAAGTGATCAAGGAAGACAACACGGGTCTCAAGACCGGATGCCATATATTCGATCCGTTCGTAAATGTGATCCGGGTCGTATGACCCGAAGCCATCAAATAGGTGTAGATTCCATTTGTTGATAGTTTTGTCGAACGCATCTACTAGCTCAGATCGATCATGCTCTCCAAGGTGGAGACTTGTTCCGACTGCTGCGGACATGAGTCCGAGAGCAGTACGGCGGTTGGATTCTTCAAGCGCCAAGTAACCGACCCGTTCTCCTTTGTTAAGAAGGTTAGTTGCAAGTTCACGACAGAAGGATGATTTGCCAATGCCACTTCCCGCAGTAATCGTGACAAGTTCTCCATACCTGATCCCGTGAAGCTTTGATTGTAGTCCTTGAAATGGGTAGTCATGATCTGATGGTGGAGTGGGTGTTGTGATTACATCGAGTAGTGATTTAGCGTCAACAATACCGTCAGGCTTGTACAGAGTGTGATCATAGTTGCAAACTGCACGTATTGCCTCTTCGTCATGCGCTTGGAGAGCGTCTGAGGCGTCCTTGTAGCCCTCCAGAAAGCCGATGTAAGCCTTCCCAGGGGGTAAGACACCGGCCATCTCGATCGCGGCCTTCTGGCCTGCCTCATCGTTGTCCGGGAATAGTACGATTTTGTCATAATAATTGACCCACTCGTAATTCTTTTGGATTGCTTTCTTTGCAGCGGCTGCGCCGTTGGGTACGGATACCACATCCCAGTTCGGTTGTGCTTCCCACACGGACAATGCATCCATCTCGCCTTCAACAATCACAAGCTTCTTTGTTTTGCTCGTGGTTTTGTGACGGAAGTTCTGCATACCGTACAGGGTACTGACCTCACCTTCGCATCGAAAGTCTTTGTCTTTAGTTTTTATCTTTGCTCCGACAAGCGTGCCAGAGCTGTTGTAATAATGGAAGCGTAACTGTTCTCCATCTTTGTATGCTTTGAAGAACTCACAGGTTTTTTCTGAGATACGCCGTTTCTGCAGCCTTCCGGCTGAGCCTTGTAGTCGGACATCACGCATTTGGTGAGTGTGGATAACGTCTGAGCCATCACCAGGTGTGTGGGTGTAGCATCTGAAACAAAAAATGTGGCCGTCGTCATACAGACTAGCTGCATCCGACGACCCACAGTGTGGACAGGCCATGTGCCTGACAAACTCACTGGTCATAGGAGCCAGTTCAATGGGATATTTGCGAAGGACGTCCATTTGATACCTAGCTTATCACACCAGGCAGCATATGTTGTCTTCGATTTTTTAGAGATTCTATTATAGGGTGCTTGGAACACCATACGAAGATCGATGTCAGGATTCTGTTGAATGACAGACTTGATCTTCTTTCGATCGGCACTGTCCCAGTAACCCTTGCACTCAAGCCAGACACCATTCGGAAGAATGAAGTCAGGCGTGTAGTTGTGCTGGATTACATACGGGACTTTAGTGCTTTCGTACTCGTACTTAACACCCAGTTCGACGAGAAGGTCAGCGACCCTCTCTTCGAGACCGGATCGGAATGCCATCAGAAGTCGTCTTCAGGCTCCGCTTCCTTCAGGGTAACGTTGGGGTCAGCGACCTTGAACCCTTGGGTAGAGCCAAACAGCTCAGCCACATCAGCGTCGTTCATGTCACCAGTGTCAACACCGGCAGAGTTGGAGAGGGAGACGATCTGCACAGCCTTCAGCTTCAGGCTTGTGCCGTAGGTAACACCGTCCTTGAGGATGTAGGGCTTCTGGAACAGAGCCAGCTTGACCTTGGATCCACCGTAGATAGGCGTATCAGAATCAGTGATAGGCGTACCTTCAGTGTCAACAATCGGAGGTGCAGTCTCATCATTCCATGAGAACTTAACCATGTACTTACCTTCGGTCACCTCTTCCCAGGGCTCAGGTCGCAGCACAGAACGCTTCGGGTTCTTGAGCTTAGACTCAGCCCACTTCAGGGACTCAGCGCGGTCAGGTTCGAGTTGGTCAATAACGTCCTGGCTAACGATAGCCTTGAGGCTAAAGCCAAACTTGCCAGGTTTCATCACAGCTTGGTAGCCCTCCAGAACGACGGGCTGTTCAGTCACAATAGTGTTGCGTGCCATTTAGCAGAAGAAATAGGTGGAATCAATAACCGATGCAGGTTCTAGTGTATTACACATCGGTGGGTCAGTCTCTGCCCCAATCTGTTGGGCAAAGGTGGTTAGGTACTCATGCTCCGCAAATAGGTGCATGTATGTTTCACGAACAATGTCTGAAAGAATAGACATGTCAGTAGCACGACATAGAACCGAGTCGTGTATGAGGGAAATCGGTGCGTTGAAGCGTAGCGCAGATAGGTGCAGGAGGCTTGCATCAAGTGAATGAATAAGGTTGGGAGCTGTTGCGTTTTTGTGGTGAGCCTTATCAACCTTGTCCGTGTCACCTGTAGACACCTTTACCTTACAACGTCCTAGAAGTTGCAGCTCAATGTTCTTGACCTCTGGTTTCATCAGCCGTTGTGTAACTGAGAACCCTGATGGTGTTACCCATGTGATCTCTGTGAGACCACGGTCAATAGCATTGCTGACCTCTGACTCAATCCAAGACATGACAGACATGGGACCAGGAACAATGACGTTCATGGCATCACGTACTGCCTTGACAGTAGCGGTCAAGTCATCCTTATCAACTTCGACACCCTTCTCCTTCAAGGCTTCACGTATGTAACCTCGGTTAGAGTAGGGCTTAGC